TCATCAATTCGATGAGCTTGAAACTGTTGTAGAAACTAACTTTATTATTGGCAATGGCAAATTAGCCCTACCAAGTAAGCCTCTCGACATAAGATCATTTAGGCTAATGGATGGCTCTCAAAGCAGGAAGTTAGTCTATTACACTCCGAGGCAATTTGATAAAGTATTGCCAGATCCAGATTGGCATACTACAGGCCGTCCCTCTATTTATACATCCTACGGCCACGTCGTAGAAGTATGGCGCGTTCCTGATAATACATACCTATGCAAGCTTCGCTATAAGGCATATCCAACAGCCTTCACGGCATCAAGTACACAAGTATCAGACTTCGAGTCCATGGATGATATCCTTATTGCACTCGCTACAAGTTGGGCTTTCAGAAGCCTTGGCGAAGCTGAGAAGGCAAGTTATTGGGCTGGCGTTGCCTCTAAAGGAATGCAACTTGCTAAGAATGCAGACCTATTCACGACAGATTATGAACCTTCAGGAAGCATGGACGTGAATCTTACGGCCAGCGACTACTGGCTGAATCCCTGGATTAAAGGAGTAAGATAATGACATATGAACATGTATGGAATACCAGCTTCGAGGCTTCTCCTGCCGCAAGTGATCGAGCCTCTGAGGGTGCCCTGAGAATTAGGAATCTTAAGGAAGCCATCAGGGAAAGAATGCAAGAGGGCCATTACTGGGACCCGGCCGGGACGGATGCTAATCATGGTAAGCATACTACTCCCACATTTATTGATAATGTCACGGACCCCGCAGCTCCAACAGGAACAAATGAAGTAAAATTGTATAATAAAGGCGGTGTCCTGCAAACAATAAAGCAGGGAGGAACTAGTGTTCCTGTGGGGATTCCCTCCGGAACAAAAATGCTCTTCAAGCAATCTACGGCTCCTACTGGCTGGACCTTTGTGGCTGAGGATAACGACCGGGTGCTGATAAACACAAGCACCCAGAGCGAAGGAGGCGGTACCGGAGGCAGCTGGACCATTAGCGGAATTTCGGTTCAAGGTCATACGCTAACTGAAGCAGAACTGCCTTCTATTACAGGTTCCTTTGATATAAACAAACTACAGGGCGGTGGTTCTATTGTCAAGGTCCCAACAGGAAAATTCAGTATTGGCTCAGCAGGCGAGGGCCATGGGGAAGAAATTGAAGGTGCTGGAGGTGGTCAAATTTGGGACAGAGTGACCTACTCTTTCGGCGACGGCCAATCTCATGGGCACGGAATCAGCATTGGCGATGACTGGCGACCATTATACGTAAAGGTAATCACTTGCCGAAAGGATTAAAAGCATGAGCTTTAAGAACGCTTTTCAGTGCAAGAAATGCCCTGAATCCAACAGCAAGAACGGCTGCCCCTGCTGGTTAGAGCTGATTATGGAAAACGACGCCGGGGAGAAAAAGACCGAAAAAGGATGCTACTTTCAGCTATCGCCGAAGTTGATGCTTGAATCTGTCAGAGCGGCAAATGTAGGTAGCGAACACGCTTGTCAGATGCGTAATGGCTTCCAAATGCTGGCAGATTTTGCAGAAAAATATCCAATGCTCGAAGAGGGATAACTAATGCCGAGACTCAGCAGAGCACAGCCGAAGCTGGTAGTAAAGAAAACTAACTTCCAGGATGCTGGTGCCTTTAATGAGATACATAATCTTGTTTATGAATTAACTAAGATGCGGCAGACCTTTGCCGATTCTATCATAGCATTCGAGGAAGCTATACATACTGTTGCAAGAAGCAGTGATCCTGATAATCCAAGTCCTGGAAGTTATGTAATATGGTTAAGTGACGGCACAGCCTCTGGTGATGCCGGAGATTTAATGTGTAAAATAACAGATCCCTCGGGAGTTACTAAGACAACCACCTTAGTTGATTTCAGCGCCATATAGGAGCACCATGGCAGAAATAGAATTCATCTTTAAGGATATAAGTGGCCTCATTAGAGGTTTAGATACATCCACGCCTCCTCCTAACTTAGAGGAGATAAGATCTCCTAATCTTCTTAATGTTTTCGCTGATATGGGGGAGTTAAGGAGTGATACTGGATATACTACCTTTGGCTCTGTAATAGAGGGTTATCCTCAATTAGCCACGCAGTTATTTTACAAAGATGGTACAGATGATCTAATCCTTGTTACTACTACCCGTTGCTATATATGGACCAGCTCAGAATGGCAGCTTATTCCGGGCCCTGTTATGACTACACTATCAGCAGCGGCCGCTGCTGATGATCTTGTGATAAGTGTCGTTGATGTTACAGGATTCTCTGATAATGACGACATAATTGTAGAATTGGATAATGGTCATCAGCATAAAACTACTATCAATGGAGCGCCTGATACCGCTGATAAGACAATTACATTAACAGATGCTATGCCTTCTGGTGCGGCAATAGGAAATAAGGTCGGCATTCCTGCTGTATTAAATGGATATGAAGATAACCAAGTTAACTTTACACAATGGACAGCCGATGATAAGCTAATAATAACCAATAACATTGATAACGTTAAGCAATTCGACGGCGTGCAGTTGATAGATGTGCCTAATCTTCCAAGCTCGGGAAATACTAAGGCTGCCAATGTATTAGTCTACGAGAATTACCTTCTATTGGCTAATACAGTTGAGGGTGGAACAAGGTATCCTCAAAGAATACGCTGGTGTGATACTGGAGACCCGACTAATTGGAGCACAGGTAATGCCGGCTTTGAAGACCTATATGATACAGAGGATTATATCTTATCCCTTATGACATTAGGTCCCTACGGTTACATATACAGGGAAAGGTCAATTTACAGAATAAGTTATGTAGGCTCTCCAGACCTACTCTTCACCTTCGAGATGATGGTAGCCGGCGAGGGTGTCGTTAGCTCACAGGCTGCCGTTGACATAGGCGACTACCATGTATTCTTTGGAAATTCTAATATCTACAGATATGATGGTGACTTTAGCATCCAGCCAATAGCAGATAGAATCTACTATAAGATATTCGGCACGAGTGGTATCTTAAATCCCGCATACAAAACTCGTGTATTTGGACTATACGTTGAGGAGCTCGATGAAATATGGTTCTTCCTTCCCTCAACAGAGTGTGATGTTCCTGACACATTAGTAAGATATAGTATAGTCCATGAGGCTATGTTCATAAGAAAATTTAATGATAAATTCTTAGGATATGGCTTCTACACCGCTACATCAGGAAAGACATGGGCTGAGTTAGTAGGTTCATGGTATGAGCAGACCTGGACATGGGATTCCAGAAGGCTCTTAGCAAACGCTCCTATTACATTACTATGCGGATATGATAATAAGCAGGTATATAGCTATGATTATATAGCCTCCGATGATAATAGAGTACCTATCTCATGGTACTTCGAGACTAAGGATTTCTCTTCTCCATCCTCATTAATGCGCTTCGATATGCTTGAATTTGAGGGAAAGGGGGAAGCCGTAAATGTAAGTTATAGTACAGATGAAGGTGGTACATGGACATCCATGTTTAATGGAATAGTAGGTTCTGATTATAGTAAGATAAGGATATGGAAACAAATAATAACAGATAAGATAAGATTCAAGTTTTCTGGTGATGTTGGGGGCTTTAGTCTAAGGAGGATTAGATTAAAGCTAAGAGAAGAAAGTACTTGGTAGTTATTACAGGAGGTATATAACATGAGCCTTTTAGGTGGTATTGCATCTGGCATAGGTGGTGCCCTTGCGGGTAGTCTATTTGGAGGCGATAATGACTCCGACGTTAAGACTGGCACAATGCCAAGATGGACCCCAGAGCAGATGAAGTTGCTTCAGCAGGCTACTGAATTACTTAGCAAGGGACCAAGGGCAGAGACTGCTTATCCTGGCGCTCTCCCCGGCACAGAAGGAATCACTAACATAGAGAATCTTTCCCTTAGTGGCTTAGAGACTCTGTTGGGGGGAGATAACCTACTTGCGCAGCAGCAGGCGGCACTTAGCCAGCGAATGAATCCTGAGGCTAGGGCGAGGGAAGTCGAGGATTATTTTCAGGAAGCTGTAGCGGCCCCCATGATGGAGACGTATAGAGAGGATATCTTACCTGGTATCTCCAGGAGATATGCTCCCTCCGGCTTCTGGAGCAGTGAAAGGCTTAGGACAGAAGAAAATGCAACAGAGGATCTCCTGGACGCCCTTACACAAGCGAGAACAGGCTTAGCTTATCAAGAGCGGCAGGATGCCCTCACTGCTATGGGCATGGTTCCTGAAAGCGTGCAGGGCCAGGCTAGCTTGTATGGAGCTGGCCTCGGGGCAGGTGAGCAACTTAGAGGCATTGAGAGGGCAGGCCGTGGCGCTGAATACAGCGAGTGGCTTAGAACGCAACCAGACGAAGAAGAGTGGCTCGCTGAAGTTATGGGAATCCTTGGCCTTAGTCCTTATGATTCCTATGCCTTTGCGGAGCAAGGACAAGAAGGCTTACTTAGCCAGTTATCGGGTGGTCTCATCGGCGGCTTTGCTCCTAAGTTTGGGGAGGCAGCGGCGGATTATCTCTTTGGAACAGGAGGGACTAAATAATGGCCCTTACTACCGGACATATACCAGCTCCAGAACACGGCCTTAGGGATGCCATTACAACTGGCATTCAGAATGTCCTATCGGAGCGGCAGAAGCAGCAGGCTAAGATGCAGGAGGCTCGTAAGCAGGAAGAGGCTGCAAGAAAACAAGCCTTCTTAGATCATACCCTTAAAATGAAGGAGACCGCGAGAGAGGCCGCCTTTAAGAATGATCCCGCTGCTTATCATGATGCCAATGCGGCATATTATAGAAGTGTAGCTCTCCTTTCTGAAGATCCTAAGGAAGTTAAAAGCTACCTTGACCTAGCCGAGAAGTCTGCGGAGTTGGCAGATAAAGAATGGCAGCGGCAGCTTGGTAAGGAAACAGTATCTGAGAAGCTAACTACTGGAGCAAGGACCGAAGGCGCTAAGGAAGTTGAGGCTTCCTACACAGAGATTTATGATAAGCAACAGGATACTGTAAGAAAGAATGTTCCCATGGAACGCGCTCGGGAGCTTGTATCTAAGTATCCTGATAGGTATGCCCTCGGTACTCCTGTTAGTAAGCCGGCCACTACGACCATTAACGTCGGCGATAAGCGTACTGAAGCTGTGGCTGATAGGGTAGCTAAGGAGCCAGAATTATTCCAGAATGCCTATGAGGTAGTCCAGAAAAGTAAGGGTAAGAATCTTGCACCCTTGAGGCAAGTACTCCGGAATGCTAACTATAATAGGCAACTCTATAACATGATGTATCCTGATAAGCCTCCCCTCGGAATGCTTGTAATAAGAGAGCCTGAAGAGGGCGGCGTTTCAGGATTCATGAAGAAGCTCGGCATTGGAGCTAGGCCAGAATATCCTCAAGTTGATGAGATACCGTGGCCGACTGCTGGAATGCCTCCTGGAGGAGCGTCCCCCATGGGAGCGCCTGCTACAATGGGAGTTCCAGGGGTCCCCGGCGTGCCCAGGGTTCCCCAGATTGAGCCACCTCCAGGCTTCAAAGTTGACTAACCTATCGTTCGATTATCGAACAGTAACCTGCACAAATAGCAGGGAGATAGTACAATGCCATTTTTCATAGATACACCAGAGATGCGGAAGCTGGCTACGTTTCAGGGGAAGCCGGAGCCTGAAGGCCCCTCCGACGAGGAGCTAAAGCAACTCGCCAGTAGCTTTGCGCCTGAGAAGGTTGAATCTATTGGAAAGGATGATTATGGCAACAGATGGGGAGTTGTAGTCTCTAAGGAGGGGAAGAAGTATATCCCTATTAAGAATAAATATACACATGAGGCATCAGGCAAGGAGTATGTCGTAACCGATACTGGAACATTATATAGGGTTAAGAGTAAAAAGGAGATAGACGATGAGAAGTGGAGGTCCCTGATCCTAAAGGCTACTGACTATGGAGTCCGGGGCCTGGCTGTATGGGAAGGCGCGAAGTTTGGCGCCATTAAAGGATACGCAGAATCTGCAAAGGAGAGTATTATTCCAAGCCATACAGCATTCTATAAGGGTGCCTATGAAGGAATGAAGAAAGCCTTAACGTCAGAATTTGGAAGCGAGGCTCCCCAATTCTCTGATGTTTTTAAGACTGTAACAGGAAAGGATATAGAAGAGTATCTACCTGATCCAGAATCCAAGAATTTCCTTGCCAGACATAGTAAGATGTTTGTTAATATAGTCGCCGATATAGCGACTGACTTAGGAATAGTGGCAGGAATACAAGCTCTTAGGAGGGCCGCCAGAAGTGCAAAACTTGCGGGGGATGTAGAAGTCGCGGATGAGATTACAAATGCCCTTACTAAGGAAAGGGAAAGACTGCTTGCCACGATGGAGGCTATCAACAAGGACAAGAATTTTAAAGAAGCTGGCAAAGAGTACACTAAAGTTGCTAATAAGGCTGTTGATAATATCAAGCGTGCTGCTGAAAGGGAAGTTAAAGCTGTAGCTGCTAATAGAGAGGCTATGGAACATGTTAAAAGAGTTAATGAAGTTAAGAAGGAATTAGCCCAAACATCGAAGAGGGGCATGCAGGAGGCTGAAAGTAAAGCTGCTGAGATTATGGCTAAGGCTAAAGCTGCCGGAGCTAAGAGAAAAGAGGCTATTATACCAGAGGAGCTCGCCGCTGAAGATGACCTTGTAGCCACTATGATGAGGAAGAACGATCCTGCAGGCCGCTTTGCACAACTTGACGCGGAGGCTATTAAGGGAAATCTCCTTAGAAGAAGGCAAGCTGAATATGAGGCAGACATAGCAAAGAGACTTGAAGCTGCTAAGGGTACCTATGCTGGCAAGGAGCCAGACGTAGCTGCTAAATTAGAGAAGCAAGTTAAGAGCCTCGATTTTCCTGAAGTTAAGAAGCCTAAGGTTGTCAGTAAAGAGAAGCCTACTGTTACCCTTGAATCTTGTGGTCTTCAGACAGCGTATGAGACAGTAGCCAAATGTATTAAGAAACTTGGCGGAAAGCCCAAGCTATCTGATCTTGTTCAGCAGGCGGATGATGTAATTCCCCTCGTTGAGCAGATGTTCGAGAAGGCATACAAGACAGGCGTATTTAATGTGTCCCCGAGGAAGGTCCTAAGTGAAGAGGCTAAGATAGCTGGCATGACCCTTAGAAAGGGAAAGGGTGGAAAGGGATGGCAGTTATCTAAGAGAGGCATGAGGGAGCCTGTACAATTTAATAACCTTGATGAAGTAACACAGTATCTTGGCAAGGGAGATTCTGCCGAGGGTTATGCAAAAGAAGTGCAGAAGTTTTATGCTGACGTAGAGGCGCATGAATCGGCTAAATACTTCAATGAGTGGGCATTTCCAAGTGGCATTGAGAATGCCTCTCCGAGGCAACTAAGGAAGGCTGTCAATAGATTAGAGAAGCAGCTTAGTAAGAAGCCTACTAAGGATAAGCACCTTCTTGACTATTATATATGGTCTCCTGATGCCGTCCTTGGAAAGACACCCTCCGGAAGGCAATTCTATAACATGGTCAGGAATGCCCGCGATGATGCGGATATTATGACAGGGAGAGGCTTCAGCAGACTTAGTAAGGCTCTTAAGGATAATAATATATCTGACAAAAACACGAAGTTATTGTCAGAGGTTAGGAAACACTTAGATGGCATAGAGACAGCCAAGAATCCAAGGGCAAGAAAGGCGGCAGAGGAAATCAGGGCCATACTTGATGATGTTTATGAGAGGGCTTTAGGAGTAGGAATTAAACCTGCTGAATACAGGGAAGCCTACTTTCCTCATAAGATGCTATCTTTGGATTCCCTGAAGAAGGGGCCTAAGAGAGATGAAGTCCTTGATGCTGTTGTTGATGAGGGACTCTTTAAGAATAGGAAAGAGGCTGAGAATGTCCTTGATGGCTTCATAGCAAGACAAGAGGGGAATGTCACAGATGATAGGTTCATTAAATGGCTGGCACAAAAGAATAATGTTTCTTTGCAGGAAGCCAGAGGAATCTATGAAAAGGAGATAGCTAAGTTTTATTCTCCTGAAAGTGGCTCACTTATGAACAGGAGAACTAAGAATATTCCCTGGTATGATAGGAATCCTATTAGTGCCATTGGAAGCTACCTCGGAGATGCTAATAGGCAAATATCTAATACGCAACATCTTGGCAAGAATAATAGATTTGCCAGGCATATGCTTAATAAGATTGAGGCTGAAGGTGGCAATGTTTTTAATGCTGAGGAAATACTTAAGAGATATAATAGGCCCTGGGATTATGCAAATAAGAGTGCATGGGTAAGAAGGGCGCTTGGCTTTAATGCTGTAACTAAGCTGAATCCTGTAACATCCTTCCTTAACTTATCGCAGAGTTTAGCTGCTACTATGCGGACTGGTATAGGATCAATGGTGAAAGGCTTATATAACTTTGATCCTCAATTAGCCCAGAAAGTCGGAGCCATATCGCAGAAGACTATGAAGGATGTCACGGAGATGCACGCCGGGTCGGCAAGATGGTCATCGAGATACATGGGAGCTATTGGCTTCAAGGTTTCGGAAACAGTTGTTAGGGATATGGCAAGTAATGCTGGACAGCAGTTTGCCATGGACCTTGTTAATATGATGAGGAGTGGGAAGAGGATACCCTTTGTTAAGAGGCAGCTTAACTCCCTCGGGGTTAACGCAGACGAGGTCTTTAAAAGGGGACGCCTAACTGATATAGAATTAGATAGGATATCAAAGAGGATTTCAGATAAGACGCAATTTAGGGGAGATATACTTGACCTGCCATTAGGTTGGCTCGGCCCTTATGGCAGGGTTATTACGCAATTTAATACGTTTGTATATGGACAGGCTAAGTTAATCAAGGATCATGTTATTGGAGAGGCCCTGGCTGGTAACTTCAGGCCGCTGCTATACCTTGGAACGGTTTATTCTGCGGCCGGCGTAACATATGATGTTCTTGTCAATCAGGCGTTACTTGGTAAGGACGCGCCGGAGGGGCCGCTTGATTGGTATTTACAGGGATTTACAGCTATTGGTGCCCTGGGCATGGTTACTTCTACACTGACCAGCATGAAGTATGGAGAGGAAGCTATTTACGAGCAGATATTAGGACCAACAGTATCCGAGGGCGTAAAGGCGGCCGTCACTACGAGAAGACTTCTTGCAGGAGAATTGGATGATCCTGGGCAGGTTGCCATAGATGCCCTCATGAAGAGGGCGCCATTTGTGCAGCCGCTTGGAAGAAGATATGTCAGGGAAAATAGAAGCAGCGGTTATCAATCGTATGAGGGCTATTAACTAAATTCTATCCTTGTGCTCGAATATCGAACACAAGGATAGAGTTTAATAAATGTTGAAGACTTCTTCTGCGCCTTTCTTTAATACAAGAAATTCATTGTACTTATCAGCCTTTCCTTTCTTCTCTGTTATTACTTCGATTACTTCCATCCTTAGCAACGTATTCACTACAATGTTATACGTTGATTCGTCTATGTCCCTATATAGCCAACGCAAGACTTCAGCTTTAGAGACTTTCTTCTTCTTGTGTATAAAGCTAAAAATTTTCTCAACTGCGTCAGCGTATCGTGCTTGACCCATGCTCTGAAATGCTCTGGGCATACGCTTCTCTGCTTGTTCTAATATGCGCAATGCTCGCTCGAAGTGCTTACGCTCTACGATAAGATTGTTGCTTTCAGAAGTGCATAATATCAGCGATAACTTTCTTAATATAGTCGCCCTTGTAGCACAGTAGCCACCAAATCTCGGGTCAGCTATTGCCAGATTGCCCTCTCTAAATTCCTTATCTTGATATTCGTACCAGTCTTTATATGTAGCCAAGAAGTCATCTGATAACTTAGCTTGTCCAGCTAAGAGGGAAATAACTTGAAGGTCATTTATTAGCTTCTTCTTTAATTCCTCATCCACAGTAGGAAATGTCTTTGTTCTTTTATCCTCTTCTACTACCCAAATTATTCTTCTTGTAAAGCCACCGCCGATGGCAGGATCAGGTAGCATGCTCTTAATCCATTCTGGGGCAGTAGCTGCTAATAGGTTAAAGAAGGGTCCCTGTATGAAGTCTGTACCCTGGCCCTTTGTATCATATACCCATGGATCAGGGCAGTCATAGAGGTCTGTTAGCCTTGCAAGCAAGTCAACATTTCCGCCCTTATCCCTAAGGAATACCTGCAACTCTGGTGATATGAATGTCACAGCGCATTGGAATTTAATCTTATTACTTGTAGGGTCTGTGTATGTTTCAATGGCACTTTTTAATCTCTGCGTTAGGCGCTCCATTGTAATAGCGCCGCTCATTAGCTTAATTCCAGCTTCGTCCATAATCGGCCGGATTAAATCAATAGCGGTGCCTTTACGTGCCCAGCCGGCAGGACCTACAAGAACGACGTATAGGTTGGGATATATTTCCTGGTGGCCCCATTTAATATAGACCTTTCTTTCAAGGGCCCCCGCGATTGCGGAGACGGCACTCCATAAATGATAATTAAGGACAGGTTCTGTATCCTTAGTGTATTCAATATAAGCATCAAGGAAGTCAGTCAGCATTCGGCGGGCCATGATAACCTCCAACGTATTGATATTGTTTATTAAATGCTGGAGGAAATCATAATTTCAAGGCGTCTTTTATCTTTGCGGGTGTATTATCCTCCCTGCGAATCTCGACGCACTCGCCCCAATTATAGCCAACTTTTATATCCGTGCCGATATGGAATGTCCTCCCTTGAAATTCAAGTTCAGGATCAAGATGCCTACAACATAATTCTATGGCCTTAGAGATGCCTTCGGCTTTAAGAGCCAGGGGAATCTGTAATAATATGGAGTCATGTGTCTGTGTCATTATTTCTACATCCTTTAGGATAGGATCCCTATCATTGTAGATATCAATCATGGCGTAGTTTACAATCCATCCTACTGTGCTCTGCGGGCAATAATCGTACGCTTTATTAAGGAGATTCTGACTATATGGCTCCAGAAATCTTCTTTTATGCCCAAAGAGATTCTCTAATGTTCTTGTGGTATTTAACATCCTCTGTACATAAGCAAAATAATTATTTCTTATGCCTGGATATCCTTCATGATATTTATTAACCATTATCTTAGAGTCGTCCTCTGGGATTAGGTTCGTCATGGAGAAGGTACTATATCCCATGCCGTAATTAAGTCCATGGTTTGTCTTCTTTCCAGCCTGTCTGCATGTCATAGTCTTGGGGAGAAACTTAGCGTATTTGAATAAATCCGGGAGTTTCTCTTTCCTTACCTCATAGAGAGTATCAGGATCAGTTTCATGCTTTAATAACTTATTCTCCTCAATGATTAACTCTTCAGGAAGGCCAGTTATTAACTCCGCTGTTCTGACATGAGCATCTAAGCCTTTTTCATGGACTTCCATCATTCTTGCATCATTAGCAAGGTAGGCCGTCACTACCCATTCAGCCTGCCTCTTGTCAATCTCTGCGAAGATGTATCCTTCGTCTGGAATAATAAAACGGCGGAAATTCTCCGGGACGTTCTGCATGTTCATGCCGGTTCCGAAGATAGTCTGTGAGGAGCTTAATCGTCCTGATGTAGTACCCCTTGGATTATATGAACAGCGAAGGCGGCCATCATGATCTGTCTGTGCGCTGAAGTACACAGAGAGGAGTTTATTTATCTTCCTTATCTGAAGTACAAGATTTGCTTCTTTGACTGGTGCCCTGTTGGCTGTTCCCTTGGCAAGACGGGCCATAGCCTTTTCATCGGTTGTTATCTTATTGTCCTTCGTAAAGGGACGATTTCCGAGGGTGGTGTAAAAGTAATCCTGGCATTGCTTAGAAGAATTGACGTTGAGATGGTAGCCCACTAATGAATCCAATTCTTCTTGATACTTAATTACTTCTCGATTTAATTCTTCTTTTACTTCCTCAAGGGCCTTATGATCGACCCTGACGCCATGAAGCATCATAGTAGCGAGGACCGGATAGAGCCTCATAGTATCTTCGTACTGCTTACGGTAGCCAAGCTGATCTAATTCATCGTCTAATTCTTCCATGCACCAGATTGAGGCACAGGAATCTTGGCAGTTATATTCTCTGTGCTTAATAGAGCCGCCGATCTTGCCGATGCCTCTTGATGTGAAAACTTTGCCGTCGTCTTTGTAATAGGAAAGGTCTGTCTTTATTGATGTTAGAAAAGCAAGAGACTTAGGAAAGTCTGGATATATTATATTAAAGGCTGTCATTGGATCATCAAGGCGTTGTGTCGTAACAGGACAGATTATGTTATTCTTAAAGCCTAAGACTGTTATGTCGAAGAGGATGTTCTGATTGCATAGCTTGGCTCCCTGGAGCTCAAAGATTTTAGCTAATTCCCAGGCTACTTCAAGCTCCTGCTGCTCGTTCCATTCCGATAGGGAGACGCTGACAGCCTCATGCCTATCAATAGCGAAACTTATGCAATCTATTTGGCCGTTGAGAATCTCTATATCGAAGTTTATTCTCTTTCCCTGTTCTGCTAATTGATAATATCTCTTAAGATGCCGTATAGTCTCGTTGAAGTCAGGCTTAGGATAGAATACTTGCCTGACCCTACTGCTTCCCATTAAAGGATTATTGCTATGTAACATGGCTTTCTTGAAATCGGCGGCTATCTTGTACTTATCAAGTGGGGCGCCGTAGAGGGCGTGTGCGGGATGTATCGTGGGGATTGCTTTTCTAACCTTATGTTCGACTTTCGAACAATAGGATGTTTCTAAGATAGAGCCACGCCACTTGGCTATTGAGGTCTTTCCTGTAATGGCAAGTGTAGCCGGGGCCCCCATCGGCACTAATATGTTGACTTTTAGGTCATCTAATTCATCAAGTAATTCTTCTATGTAAGGCTGTGCCTCATCAGTAAAACCCTTTTTAGGATCATATAATAGCGTAGTCTTATTCTCGTCATATATCTTACCTGACCCCTTAATCTTATGCACTTTGAATTTGAATAGGTTAGTAATATAAACCTCGCTTCTTGTTAGGCCGACATAGGCAAGGCACCTATTAAAGACTTCCCCGGCGCTGCCCACGAAAGGCTCCAGCTTCTGTAATTCTTTGGTACTGGGAGCCTCGCCGATGAAGGCTATCTTGGCATTTTTAGGTCCTGTAGGTGGTACTATTCTTGGCCTCGCTGTTAGCATCTTTATTATCCTTTCTCTTCACATAACGTCCATGCTTGTAATTGTTTGGACCTCCCGGCTTCCTTAATGATATACCTAATGATTTTAGATGTACCCTAATGGCATGATACGTTACAGGAAGCATAGCCTCAATCTCACGTATTGAATGCCTCTTGTATAAGTCCATAAGAGCGCCATCTATGAAGTTGTCTATGTCATCTGGCCCATCTTTGTTTAAGTGTCCTTCATAGCCAAGATCCCTTAGGGCATTGAATATGTCCATACGATAATTGTATCTCATAATTAACCTTCCTGATCTTCGAGGACCTTAGCGAGGAAGTACCTCTTATTCTCTTCGTCAAGATCCCAGCCTATGCCAATATGACCCTTCTTGTATAGGGCGCGTAGACAGGAGCCGCTTCCAAGGAAGGGAATAATTCCAAGGCATTTGGTACCCTTAGGGATAAGGGCATCAATTATCTTTTCGTATAATTCAACTGGCTTCTCGGCGGAGCATGTTCTGTTTAAGCTAGAAACGCCCTTGAACATAAATGTACTTCCTACGACTTCCTCTATTGTAGCATTTCCCTTACGGCACAAGAAGAATTGTTCATAGTCTCTTGCGAGGAGATACTTAGGATTAGGATTCGCCCAGTTACTTTCTTGCTTGTACCAGATGGCTGGAATCCTATCTACTTTGAATTTGGCTTTTGTAAGGGTATCATAAATCATTTTGTAATGCTCAAAGCCAAACCACCATATCATCCAGGCATCTTCTCCAAGGACTCTGTATAGGTTATCCGCTAATTCTTTGCAGAATGTGGGATATTCCTTCTTAGGTATCTCTGTGTATCTCTTGTGTACGTCGGCCTTGGCCCTGCTTGGTTTCTTAGCTGCAATCTGATCAAGATCAACGGCATAAGGAGGATCAACTTCGGCGAAGTACGCTGAGGTTGGCTTCATTTCCTTTAAGGCTTTAAGGCCATCCCCTATTTGAAAATGCTGCTCGGCGTGTTTAATAGCCGACTTAAATTCTAGGGAAACGTCCTTAAGTTTAGAGTTACGTTCATGCCTTTGCATTAACTTATTGAAGGTACGTTTAGCCTCTGTCTTAGTTTCACAGGAGGCTAATTCTGGTATCTCTTCCATGGCCTTATATAATG